GTCCCAAAAACACCCAGAACGCCGAGTTTTTCCGCATGAACAAGCGCAAGATGAACGCCCTTGTCAGCGAAACGCAGAAATCCATGAAGACCGCGACCGCCGCCGCTCTCCGCATGGCGAACGACCAGTACCGGAGCATCATCTTCGGCGCGCAGGTCTTCTACAATGCCGGCGCCGGCACGCTCTGGCAGGCGGTCGACATGGCGAGCAAAAAATTCCTCCAGACCGGGCTGAACTGCGTCGAATACCGCGACGGACGGCGGGTCAATATCGCCAGCTACGCCGAAATGGCGCTCCGCACGGCCAACACCCGCGCCTATCTCCACGGCGAGGCGGCCATGCGGGAGAAATACGGCATCCACACGGTGATTGTCAACCGGCACAACGCCGCCTGTCCGCTCTGCGTGCCGTTTCAGGGGCGCGTTTTCATCGACGACGTCTGGGGCGGCGGCACGGCGGCCGAAGCGCAGGTCAAGGGCTACCCGCTTCTCTCCGAAGCGATGGCGGCGGGGCTGTATCATCCCAACTGCAAGGACGGCCACACGACCTTCTTTGTGGGAATCAACGTCTGGCACCCGCCGACCCCCGGAATGCAGCGGGAGCAGGTGCGCCGCTACAATCTCCAGCAGCGGCAGCGCTACCACGAGCGCCAGATCAGGAAATACAAGCGATTATGTCAAGGCACGGTGGACGAGGAAACCCGCATAGGCTATACCAAAAAGCTCCACGAATGGCAGGAGCGAACACAGAAATTGATTGACGGAAATGAAAAAATCCTCCGCCGCTCCCCGCCGCGGGAAAAGCTGCGGAATATCCCGGAGGAACTCGGTATCACCCCGCCAAGAAATCCGCCAGGCGTGGAGGTCTTTGTCAAGCCGCCGCCGGAGAAGCCAATAGAGAATAAAGTCCGGCCGGTCATCGACGTGACCGCCCATTCCGTCACCCCGCCCAAGAAGGCCATCGGTCCGTCCGATGCCGAGCGTCAGCGGGACATCGAGCGTATCAAGGCAAAGGTGCAAATGGTGAAGCGGAAGGCCGGGGATTTGGAAAGAGAAGCGCAGATTGCCCGGCAGAAGGCGCAGGAGGCCGAAGCCAAGGCGAAAGCGGCCACGGAAAGAGCGGAGAAAATCCGTCGGGAGTCCGCGCAGACGGTGGAATCCCTGAAAGCGAAGGCAAAGCTCCGCGACCGGCAGCTTGCGCGGCAGACCCTCGACGCAAAGCTCTCGGCGGCGCAGGCGCGGAAGCTGCGCAGGATCGCGGAGGTCGACAAAATCGAAGCGCGCGCGGCACAGCGCCGTTACATGACAATCATCAGATCAGACGAGGACAGCAGGATTACCGCGTCCGCGGGAGCCGGTTCCGGTTCCGGTTCAGATTCTGTTTCCGTTACGATTAAGACCTCTCCCGAACGGGAAGAAATGCTCCGCAAAATTTCCGAACAACCGTGGATGCAGCAAGTCAAGCCGGAGCAACGCGACGATATTATCAGAATGTTTGCCGGAATGGACGACAGGCGCTTGCGTTTCTGGGAGAAATATGGTAAATTCATTAAGGGGGATTTGTATTCCCAAAAAGGTCCGCATACGTACAAAGGATTTATTGAGATGAATTTGTCGCGAAAAGATCCCCGAAGCGCTGCCGCAGGCTATCCCAGAACTGACATTGTCGCTTTCCTGCATGAGTCCGGACACGTTTTTGACCGTGAGTTAAATCTGCGTTGGTATCTTCCGACTCTTCGTCGAAAAATGCAGGATGATTTCCTTCGATTCACCGACGGCATTCTCGGCACGTCCAATCAGAATTGCGTGGAATTGGCATCCGATCGAAAAAAGGGAATCTATCATGCGCTTGATCATTATCATTTGTTCTCTGAGGAAGATAAAAAAAGAATAATTGCATCTGTTGCGGGGAGAGAAACTACCACCAAGGATATCAGATCTAGTATTTTAGATATGATGGAAGGGTTGACTAATTACCAGATACAGTACGGGTACGGACACTCAACGAACGATTATTGGAGAAAAGACCCGAATAATATTTCCAGAGAGGCGATAGCGCATTTGTTTGAAGCTGTCATGAAGGGCGGCGTCAGATATACCGAATTCCGGAGGTTTTTCCCGGAGACCATGCAGTATTTTGAGGATTATTTCAATACGTTAATGTAAAGGGTGGTAAAAATGGAACAATATCAATTTGATGTTTTATACCCGGAACCGGAGCCGGAATTCGAGAGCGTCAAATATAAAGAACAGTTTGAAAAAGAAGCGGCAGAAATACAGGCGCTGCAAGCGGAATATTACAGCATATTTCCCGATGATCCGCTTGTTATTTTCGATTCAGACGAAGGTTCTCCGCCGCATGAGGAATATGTCGCGCTCTGGAAGTGGGCAATCGAGCATAAACAGCATTGGTATGACTGCCCACTTCTCCCCAAAAGTTGTTATAAGAGTAGTTATTCCTATTCTATGCTCAATCGGTCTTAACAGTACAGACAAGGAGGACCGAAAAAACCATGAATCTTAACATCGACATTTCCATCACCGACGCGGAGGAATTCGCCGACCTGTGGGACGTGCTGGACGAGATGATCACCGACGGCGACGTTCCACAGCACTACCGCACGCGCCTGACCGCGATCAGGCGTGCCATCGACCAGCAGGAAACGGATGAATTATTCCACGAGAACGATTCGGACAGACCTGAGAAAAAGAAGAACGAAAAGAAAACAGAATAACCAAGCCGCTTCTGATTCCAAATCATTGAATCAAGGCGGCTTTTCTTATGCCCTATTTTTTTCAATTTATCCAGAAACGGAGGTATTTTTACAAATGGCAGAACAGACCCAGACCGCACAGGCTCCCGACCAGATCGCGGATAATTCACCGCAGCAGAATCAGCAGCCCGAACAGCAGCCGGCAATAGACCTGACCGCGCTGCAATCGCAGCTCGCCGCCGCGCAGACGCTTTCCGAACAGTACCGTCAGGCGGCGATCGCGTCCCGCATCTCCCAGCAGGCGGCGCTCGAGGCAATCACGCTCGGCGTGGACGTGAAGACCGTTCCTTACGTTCTGAAAATGGCGGATTTCTCATCTGTCAAGCCGGACAAGGACGACGCGCCGGATATCGCCGCGATTCAGGCGGCCATCAATAAGGTACTGGACGATATTCCCGTGCTGAAACCCGTCAAGAGCGACCAGTCAAAAGGCTTCCAGCAGATCGGCGCCGGCGGCGGTCAGTCCGCGTCACAGTCCGACGAGCTGGCCCGCATCTTCGGCAACAAGAAATAAATTTTTCAGATTTTTTATCCATGAAAGGCAGGTAATTTTAACAATGCCCGTATTTGATTACGCCGTACAGTTTGAGCGCGAACTCCAGCAGAAGTATTCCCGCGAGATGTGCTCCTATGAACTCACCCAGTCCAACCCGAATGTCAAATTCATCAACGCCCAGACCATCAAGCTGCCCCGTCTGACGGTGAGCGGCTACAAGGACCACAACCGCGCGTCGGTCGGTTTCAACGCCGGCAGCGTTGCCAACAGCTGGGAACCCAAAACCCTTGACCACGACCGCGACGTGGAAATCCCCATCGACCCGATGGACATCGACGAAACCAACCTCGTCACCGAGGTCGCCAACATCCAGAACGTCTTCGAGGAAGAGCAGGCTATTCCCGAAAAGGACAGCTACCGTTTTTCCAAGCTGTACTCCGAAGCGGTCAGATGTGCTTCCAGCGGTGCGCAGGTGGACAATACTGTCCTCACCTCGCAGAATATTTTGAATTGGTTCGACAGTGTGACGGTCCACATGGATGACAATTCCGTTCCGCAGGAGGGCAGAATCCTCTATTGTACGTCCGCCTTTGCTACCCTATTTAAACAGGCAGCCGATATTCAGCGCACTATTGAAGCCCGTACAGGCGGCACACTTGATCGCAGAGTCAACGCCATCGAGGACGTTATCATCAAAAAGGTTCCCTCCGCCAGAATGAAAACGCTGTATGATTTCTCTGACGGCTGTGTTCCGGCGTCGGGCGCGCTCCAGATCAACGCGATCCTCATTCATCCGAGCTGTCAGGTGTCCCGCGACAAATACGCCTATATGAAACTCTTCACGCCCGGCTCAGACAGCCGCACCGCCGACAATTACATCTACCAGAACCGCTATTACACCGGCACATTCCTTATCGACGCGAAGGCGTGCGGCATCGCCATCAATGTACAGGCTGCCGCGGCATCAGGCTCCGATACTTCCGGCACGAATTCCGGCAGCGGTTCCGGATCTACCTCCGTTAATGAATCGGGCGGTGAATCCGGCTCTGAATCCGGCGGAACTTCTTCCGGCGACACATCCGGCAGCGAGTCCGGCAGCGAGTCCGGCTCCGAATCCGGCGGCGAAACCAACGGAGGCGGTGGCGAAACCACAGGAACCGGAGGTAATTAACCCATGAAAGCGGTCAAGGAAAACAAAATTTACACCATTGACGAAACCCAGCGCAAGGCATACGCTTCGCAGGGGTTCGACATTCTGGACGACAGCGGCAGAATCATCGAATATGCCGCCGGGAAGACCGTCCCCTATGCGAAATACGCCGCTGTTCTGGACGAAAACAAGCGTCTGAAACAGCAGCTTGCCGCCGCTCAGAAGCAGCCTTCCAATCCCAAGAGGAAGAAATAAGGTGATGTAATGTCTTACATTCCATACGCCACAGCAGCCGATTACGCGCAGTACGGCAGCGGCAGCATTCCCGCCGAGGAATTGGATTCTTTTCTCCATAAGGCAAGCCGGCATATTGACAGCCTGACCTTTAATCGGATTGTGGGGAAGGGCTTCAATAATCTCACCGGATTCCAGCAGGATATTATTAAAAATTCCTGCTGCCGGCTGGCCGATTTCCTGTGCGATAACGCCGATCTTCTGGAATCCGCACTCAATTCCTACTCGCTCAACGGCGTGTCCATGAGCTTCGGCGGCACTAGCGTCGCGGTCATAGGCGGCGTTCCGGTCAGCCGGGAAATCTATTCCCTGCTGAGTCAGAGCGGATTATGTACTTCCAGCCTGAACAGGAGGTATTTTTAATAATCATGAAATATCCCTCCCTCGTACCGGCTGCCGTGTGCAAAATCCCGGTCACCCTGACAATTTACGCGGACGAACTCACCGAGGACGGCGCGCCGGCAATCGCCGCCACCTTCACCGGCTTCTGCAATTATCAGGACACCGCCCAGCGGGTTTATACGTCCGACAGGCATTACATCCAGCTCACCGGGAAGGCGCTTTTCAACGGCGATATCTTCCCGGCGCTGTCTGCCATCGCGGACGGACAAGCGGAAATCTTCGGCGAACCCCGCCGGATATTCCGAGGCACCAAAGCCCGGAATCCGGACGGCAGCGTCAATTATACCGAGATTCAACTGATGTAGGGGGCTTGAAAACATTGCCCTACTACGAAAGAAGCTGGGTGAGCCTGAATTACGGGAGGCTGGAGCTGCTTGATCAGATCGCGCTCTCCGCGCTGCAGCTCACCGCCGAGGCATTGCACACCGAGGTGGTCAATTCGCAGGTCATGCCGTTCGATACAGGCAATATGCAGAACGCGCAGACCTATGTCGATACCACCGACCTGCCGGACGGCAATGTGTCCATTGTCACCGGCTCCCCGCAGGCGCGGCGGCTGTATTATCACCCGGAATACGATTTCCGCAAGGAGAACAACGCCAACGCCGGCGGCCTGTGGTTCGACCCGTGGATTGACGGGCCGTACAAGGATTTCTGCCCGAAGACATTCGCCGCCTTCATGGAACAATTGGGAGGTCATTGATTATGATATATCTCGCCGAGGTGCGCGAATGGGTAAAAACCTTCGGTCTGTTCCAAGGCTACTGGATCGGCAGGCTTTCCGCCAAGAAGGACAACACGCTGGGGATTTATCCGCTGCGGAATTTTCCGGCGCGTCGTGAGGTTTTCTCCGGCAGCGCAAAAAGCTACGACGTGACGGGAATCAATTTCCTCGTTCACGGCAATTCCAATAAGGACGAAACCGAGCGGCTGGCATGGGTATTTTACAATGCCCTCTGCGCAAGCCGTCCGGCTTTTTTAATGAACGGCAAACAGGTGTATTTTATCCGGCTGCTCTACGACTGCCCGATTGACGTGGACAGCGACGGCAGTGTTTTTGAATATACCGTACAAGCAGAATTTTACAGTGAAAGGATGTCATAAAAAAATGAGCACACCTATTACCGGCGTTTTTCCGGTTCACAACAACATTTTTAAATTCGGCGTAGGCGGCCTTGACTCCACCGAACAGCAGATGCTCACGCCCGCCAATCTGGAGAATTTCCAACCGCAATTCGACAACACCATCGAGGAATGGTTTGCCATGGAAAACGAGGGCTGGAAGTCGGCACTTCTTACCGGTAAGGGCTGGTCAATCTCCTTCAAGGGCAAGCGCACGGTAGGCGATACCGCCAACGACTACATTGCCGGGCTCATGCTGAAAGTCGGGCGCGCGGCCTGCACCAAATTCCGCTGGATCCTGCCCGACGGTCTGACCATCGACCAGAATGTTGTGATCGCCGTCACCAACAACGGCGGCGGCGACACCACCAACGTCGGGGGTCTGGAATTTGAGTGCA